GCACCAGTTGTCGTACCGTCCCAGTTGTAACCAGCGGCTGCACGAGGCAAGAGGTTGGAAACGTAGACTGTGAAGCGGTCGATCATACCGATCTTGCCGTTGCGCAGAACGCTTGATGGGTCACCCATAAACTGAGCCTGAGCCAAGTTCGACTGCATCAAGATCTGACGCTCTGTTGGGCTGATAACGAGCCAGCGGTCGGTCTCAGGAACGTTTGCTTCGTCCAGAACGCTCGACAAAGCTGTGATGCTCTGAAGAATGTTTGCAGCAGCAAGAGTAACTGCAGCAGCGTCTGTACCGAGGTTAAACGAAGCCGAGATTTTACCAGCGGTTGCACCTTGGTTGGTTGCAGCGCCTTGGTTGAACGTGCCGCCGAGAACGTCGCGGTCGATCTGGATCTTCATCTGCTGAGCAGCGTCGTTAGTGAAGATGTCCATCAGCTTAGGCTTGGACTGCAGCTCGAGAACGTTGTTCACGTTAACGCCGAAGTACTTACCTTTGTTGATCGTCAGCGAGATTGTGCTTGGAGCAGGAATCTCATAAGCCAAGTTCTGGCCGATAGAGTAGTTGTTGATCGTGATCGTTGGGATCGTGTTGATAACAACTGTGTCGCCGATACCAGAGATGTCACCCTGCCAGTCGGTGTTAGCGATTTCGCCAAACACTGTAGCAGCGTAAAATTTCTGAGCAAGTTTGCCCGACCAGAGGGTAGGGATGAACGTGCCGCTGTAAGCAGTACCAGAGTAAGCGGTTGCGCCGTTAGGAGCGTTAAAGCCGCCTGCGTTAATCGGATATACTGCGCCGGGGGTAATGGTAGCCATTTTAATTTCCTTTAAGAGAATGACTGGGTTTTAAATATTGCCACCATTACCTTGTCGAATTACCTAATTCGTCCTTCAGTAATAGCAGCGTGGATTAGCTTTTCAGTTCGAACCGCTTCATCGTTATCAATCAATCCACGTCGCCATTCATCGTAAAATTCAGCGATTTGCTCTTGAGAATAAATCTGCTGGTTTTGCGAGTCAGCGGGCGGTGCTGATGACCGTGATCGGGTCGGTGCAACTTGACGCTGAAGTTCTTGGTTAGCCTTTCCCTTAGCGTTCTGCTTGGGTGCGCCTACTAAAGCCTTGTAAGTATTGAAAATAGCCGAAACTCGGTCTACATCTCCACCTTCATAAGCTGCGGTAAGTGCTGCGTGTCGGGGCAGTCCATAAACTGGGTCAACTTCTTGTAGCCAATTTAAGAAACCTTGATCTGTGTTCAAGACTTCCCAATCAGGTACTTGTCGTGACAACCCGTTTATAAAGCGGTCTTTATCAGACATCACTTGACGCTCTGACACATTACCAAGCTGAGCTTTAAGTTCCCGGATCTCATTAACTAATTCGCTTTCACGAGCCTGTAGGGTCGAAACCTTAGAAGCCGTTGCGCGTTCAATCAAATCGATCAAGTCAGGACCAAATGCTTCCTTGTCTTGTTCAGTGATAAGAGACTCTACACTTTCCTGCGCCGCTGTCTGTACTTTGGCTCGCTCAACTTCGGCAATGAGTGTCTGTACTTGCGTATTTAACTCACGGACTTGGCTGTGTAAGCGTGGTACTTCTGCGTCGTACATACCTTTGAGCGTGTGGTACTTTGCTTCCCATTTGCTATCCGGTACGGGGTCAGGTTCGTGCTTGGGCTCATTCGAAATGTTTGGCTCAGGCTGGGGATCTGGTGAAGGATCTGGTGGTATGTTCTCTGGGTCAGTCTCCGTTGGGTTATCCCCTTCGGTCTTATCTCCGGCTAACTCTGCTACTAAACGATCTGCTTCATCGAGTTGGTCCTGCACAGCTTTGGGCAATGACATTTCATATCTCCGTTAGCTCCGACTACGATTCACGCTCCGTCTGCACGGTCTGCGCTACTCGCTTACGGTCTGCTACATCGTTAAAGGGTGCTTCTAGCTCCGTCTTGACGGTCTGCTATTGGCGTTTCATTTTGGCGATTAGTGCTTCCGCACCTTCAATATACTCAAGAATTTCCTTGAGTTTTGCGGCCTCGCCTTGTAGCCGGTAAACTAGTTTCTCGTCGGTTACCTGAGCTAACTTCTCTAGGGTCTCCTGCCTCTCGGCTCTGAAGAACTCAACTAGATGCGTAAACTCTGGCGCCCGTAAATGCGAAAAGCAACGAGCGATTTGCTCATTGACTCTCACTTATTTGCACATACCGTCGGTTTTTGCCGAAACTTGCTTGTACTCGGCGCCGCCGCGCTTAGCTTGCGCAAACAGATCAGGAGCTGAACCGATACCGGTCTCGCCGCCTTTACTCATACCATCGGTCTTTGCGGATTCTTGGGCCATTTCTTTCCCACCGCGCTTACCGTCGTTAATCAAATTAGCCATTTTAGGCTCCTTTCTTAATTAAAACAGAGACTTAACACTCTGCACAGTTACTATATACTCTTAACAAAAACTTATGTCAAGAGCCCGGTGGTAAAAACTTATTTGTAACAGGCTCGCCGTTCATCAAAGACGCGCCGGGATTCGCTGCAGGAGGTGTTCCTCCGTTAGGCGATACTCCAGCTTGAGCAGCCATTTCAGCTTCTTGCGCCATCTGTTGTTGAGCTTGCATCTCAGCTTCTTTCTGCTGGATCACATGCTTAGGTGGCACAATCAGGTCTACGTTCATATCTAAGGTACGAGCAGCTTGGCGTAACAACTCGGCCACACCTTCCATACCCATAACTTGCTGAGCCACTGGGCTATTGAGAGCAACACCGAGGAATTCGTTGCGACGCTGTTGAGCGGCTTCTTTTTCCATCAGGCTTGCAGCACCACGGGCTTGGATACGAACATCGCCCTTGAGATCCGGATCATCCGAATAGCGCATGTTGTAGTAATACAGCCGGTCGATACATGGCTTAATTACGTTCTCGTCTACGTTAGCGATAACCTGCTTGATAGACTTACCAGCGTTGGTCATGAGCATCGACATACCAGAAGCAGTACGGCCTGCGCCGCCCGTCGGGTTACCGCCCGTCATGTAACGTGGAATACCTGTGTACTCATCAGCTAAGTTAGCAAACTTCTCGTATACGGCCATCAATTCGTTTGCACGAGAGTCTGGCTGGAAGAACTGAACCGGGGGCTGTGAGCCGTTAATTGGGTCAGATGTAACTTGCCAAATCTTCCATGGAAAAATCTGAGTTACGTTTTCACCGGCTGGCAAGCGGTCGATGTTGTAAACAATCTGTGGACCAGAAGACAAGCTCATGTTGTTCACGAGAGCTCGCGCAGCAGCGTTACAGATGTCTTGGGTATCACGGCATAGGTCAGCTACAGAGTTGCCCCAGAAAGCCCCGGGAACCTCTTCGTAGGACGCTTTGTAGTATGGCTTGCGGCCAAGTGGATCTGGATTGATAACTGCTTTAATAATCCAAGTGCCAATCAACCAAGCTTCGATAGGATACTCAGCCAAGGGATCAGGAATCTCTTCTTCTGACATGCCCCAGTCAAGCAACAATTTACCCTGCACCGAGCCCCAGAACTGGAACGCATCGATGAGCTCTGACGGGTTCTGACCAACTGCAACTGTGGATTTACCTTCAGCCGTAGCCTTGGTTAAGTCAACATAGATCCAGTCGCGCAAACCACCTTTACCGTAAATATCAAGCACTTGTCGGATCGCACCGTCGCTATAACCTTCAACGCCAATCATGGCATGCAAGTCAGCGCGGGAGAGTTTATGACGTTCTAGTAGGTAACCATCATTAATGTCCGACGCATCAGGAGCAGGGTAGAGCATGAACGGATCAACGCGCTCCCACTCAAGTACCAATGTGTTCTGTACATCTAACGAGTAGTCACCGGGCTGCTGACCTTGCACCCACTTCAACATTGGGCGATTACGAACTACAGGGCCTTTTAAAATTGCCGAGGGGAACGTAACGAGGTCATCAATAAATTGTGCAAACGCCGTAGTCCACTGCCCTTCGAGCAACTGAGAGTGCATCTTCTTTTCCATGCGCTCTGCTGTCTCTTTGGCAATGTCCATTAACTGGCGCATCGCTTCGTCTTTGAAATCAAGCAACATCTGCTTAACTTCTTCGTTCGTAGGATTCAGGCCCTGTGCGAGCATCATCTCAAGCTTCTGCTGAGCGCGCATCATCAAGTCCGCTAGGACATCGGGCTCCATCTCTGGAACGGGGTTTGGCTTAAGTGACCATGGCTTATCGTCAGAACCAGTTAGCAAAACGTCACGCAGCCAGCTAGAAGCAGCACGGCACTTGTTAGACGTTAAGAACATGTAGATTGTCGCACTGCCCTGCTCACGAAGTTGAGCTAGTTTGTCTGGGTCGTACTCACCACGACGGGCACGAACTGACTTAAGCATCCGTTGTTCAACGGTATACTCTTTCGCCATCCGAGCATATAACCACTTACCTTTGATAAAGGCAGCAAGGTTTTGTATCGCTGGTTCACTGTTTGCAGTGACAGCGGCTCGGCGCTCCTCTTCTTGGAGCTGCTTGACTGATTTCATTTGAAGCATACCACCCGCAGATGTGACACCGGGGGCAGTCGCGTTCGTAATATTTAGCGCCTGCATATCCAAAAAGGGCCTCTTTTTTAGCCTTTATACGACGTAACGTATTGACTTGTCAAGATATTATACCCAAACATAATTGGTTTTTAGTACTTCTTTTGCTTTGGGAGTCAAAATATCTCCCGTAATATTACCATCGGCGTGTAAGCAAGCATACTGAAAAGCGTCCGCAAAGTGCGAATATTTGTTCTTTTCAGGCTTGTCGTCAACCTCACCGTTGGTTCTGATCTTGTATCTATACCCACCGCGAAGGGCATTTATTAAGTCCTTGCAGCCGGGGTCTATCAGCAAAGCCGGTTTACCGTCAGCGATTCTAGTAAGCAACGAGTCTACTGCAGACAGCCGAGCAACTACGGAATTTGACTTCGCAGGGATGACACGAAACCCTTCTTGACGTAATATATCGAAGACAGACCGCTCGTCTGTTTGGGCCCTCTGTTGCCCTGCGGGATCGCCAATGACAAGAATAGGCATGCCGGGGAACTTGTTGCCTAAGAGCGGTTTCATTTTCTCCCGCACAAATCTAAGCGTTCCCATTCCCTCAGAAGTCAGACAGTCATACGTCAAGAACCGTCCTAGAGGATCTACCTGACTGATTGTGGCAGCGGGCGTTAATCCAAAGTCCATCCCAATAATCAACGGGTGCGTCGTAGACTTGATATAGTTCAACGGCTTCTCAGCTACGTGCATGTCCAAATCAAACGCACGGAACACGGGTTGCCCGGATAGCGACTTGCCGAACTTCGCATTGATATAGACATCGACCCAGTCCTCAGATTTACCCTCGGCCAAGTTGTCGTAGTAGCCCTCTGGCAGGAAATCAATCCAATCCGCTTCGGCGGACAGTCCGCTTGGCTGGAAAAATACTTCTGCGTTAGCTGGTGGATCGGACAAGAACTGTTCCCAGAACGTATCCATATCCGGCGGGTTTGTCATTCCCCAGATATGCGCATTTGGCTTGCCTTCGTCAGTAACACAACCAACCCTATTGTCCAGCTTAGAGGGATAGCGACCAAGACGACCTTGCAGAGCGTTGAAAATGTCAGGATTGATTTCGCGAAATTCGTCGAGAATGCCAAACGAAGCCTGTAGAGACAGTAAACGTCGAACGTCATTAGAATCATCAAGACCGCGAAACAGAATTTCACACTCGACATCGTTGAACTTTAAAATGAATTTGTAGTTGGTCTTCTCAAACACCCCCGCCGGGCCATCGGGGAACCAACGTAGCACGTCCGGAATTGAAGTATCTCGCAACTGCTCTCGGGTGTTACGCACCCATATCGCCCGACTTCGACGTATTCCATCGCGACACGGCGCCATCTTAGCAGCGTGGTACGCAATTTTCATAATCCCAGCAGTAGTTTTCGTACTACCCACCGGCCCAACGATCAAGGATATGAACGCCTCACTCGCTAGGAACGGTTTTACGCTTTCTGGAGGAGTGTAGTTTAGGTCGCTCATTAGGCTCTATGTCAGTAATTTCGGTGTCAATCTGCTTAATTTCAGGCGTTTTTGGTGCTTTTTTAACCGTTTTTACCGGTTTTGGAGCTGTTTCACCCATGTTTATGGTGATACTGAACCCCGCCCCAACTTGAGCTTGAACCGACTGTTTCGGCTCCATATCGCCCAATTTGGCCCCTAATTTCACAAATTCAAGCTTCTGAAGCAGTGTTGTGTCGTTACTTCTGGCTATTTTGTACGCATCTGTGAACACGTCCTCGGTCAGCGCCCGCACTTTTATGCGGAACGTATACCCTTCTTTCTCTAACGCAGCGCGCTGCTGAGCTACAGAATCTAAGAACGGCTTCCACACCGACAGTCGCGCCCACTGCTCATCGTCGAACCCATAGCGCGAAGCAATATCGCGAGGCTCTTCCATGCCTGTGGCTATCTCAACGACCATCTCCGCAGGCACATCCAGTATGCGCAACTCAGGCGACGGTATCAGCTCTTCCGACATTCGCGCTCACGCAGATAGTCATCAAGAATATCCCTGATAAGTTTGGCCATGGAGACCTTCTTACCACGAGCTATTTCTTTGAGCTTAATAACGATGTCCTCTTCGAGGAAAAAGTTATGTCTCTGCATTACTTCTTAACGACTTTTTTGGCTGGAGCTTTTTTAACAGCAGCCTTTTTTGCTGCCGGGCGCGAGGCTTCCATTTTTTCACCGCGAGCGTAGGCACGGGCGGGGAGCTTTTTCTCTGCGGCTTCTTCTTTAGCAGACTCTTTACCCCGGAAGTAGTTCATCAGGTTTTTCAGTGCTGTGGCCATCGTCGGCTCCTTTGTGTAAGTTATGCGTATCGTAGTGCGTATGTGTATCTTGTGCAAGTACTTTTTTCTTTTTTCTGGATTTACGCTCAATAACCAGCTCATTATGGTGATGTATCCTGTGGCAGTTCGAACACAGAACCACGCACCGAGCTAACTCCGCATACACCAGCG